GGGTGGTTCTCTGGGTTCTTATGCCAATAGATGGTGCGGTTATGAGGCTTACATATGAGACAATACCTGTTATCCTTTGACGTGCTCATGCTTGATCAATGCCTCCAACTGGTCTAGTTTTTCTTCTTGTGCAGACTTCTTACCGGCAAAGGCTCTATCTGCAATATCATCTCCGGAGAGTTTAACATACCTGCCGCGCTCAAACCCGCATATGATCTTCTGTCCTGCTCTACCGAACCGGTCCTTATGTATGATGAACTCAGAGGTCTGAGAGTCAAAGTTTGGAACGATCTCTATTATGACTGTAGCCGGTTCCACAATCGCTGAGCATTCTTTGATGCGCGTGTCGATATCTTTCGCTCCTCCCCGTTTAGAGAGAGAATAGAGTTGAGTAAATAGAACAACTGGCATAGAAGACGACTTGATGAACTGGCCGATGTAAACTCGGAGGTCGTTAAGATTCTCGTACGTAGTCTTATCAGGGTGCTTTGCCGAGAACTTAATGAGTTGATAGTAGTCGATGAGCACACAGCTATATCCTTCCTCTTCTTTAACTGCCTTAAGACAGTTCATTATTCCTTCTACCTTAGTGGTGAGGCCGTTCTTGTAGTTGACGTCAATGACCTTAATAAATTTAGTAATCTCCGGGAACAGAGACAGACACTGCTTCTGTTGCGCCGTGGGCATAACGCCCTTTTTGTAGTCATTGAAGTTAAGTCCCAATTCAAGAGCAGCGATTCTAAAGATGACATCCTGTTCAGACTCCTCATTCGAGATCACTAGGATCTTCTTGCCCTGCTTCCACAGGGGATATGATATGTTGGCAGCGACTGTAGACTTACCATTGCCAGTATAGGCGCAGAACAGATATAGGTTCTCGCGCGTGAACGGGATGGCTGCACTCAAGGAGTCATTGATCAATGTGATCCGCTCCTTCAACATCTTATTGTATCTACCGATGTTCCTTAGCATCCCGCTGAGAGATTCCTTATCACCGAAAGATTCGATCTCTCCTAAAGAGACATCCATATCAACAATTTCTTCTGTCTTGCCTCGTTTAGAGGCTTTAGCTATCTGATGTAAGATCTCTTCTTGTGTTAGCTTAGCCATTGTTCTCTTCTCCCAAAACGCGCTTGAGCATATCTTCAATATCTAAGTCGTGATCCTGCTCTTTCATTCTCTTCTCTAATTCTGTCGTATCTAGCACAGGAAACTCGTCAGCATACTTGCGCTGAGCCCTATACTCTTTTGCAGACATGTTGCCAAACTGCTTCGGCTCGTCGTCATCATCAAATCTAGGCAGCGGGAAGAACTCGAAGAACGACTGAGTAGCTTTGTCTTCAATAGACTTATTCCACTCCTCCATGAACTCTTTCTCTGTCTTGTCGATGTTGTTCTTTATCTTCTTGTATACGTTTCTAGCTAATGCCGGTGGCGGGAGATGAGCCTTAACGGCTCGTGGCAGTACAGCATGGGCCTCTTCAAAAGAGAGACCTGCACTCTTGAACTTCTCAAAGAGATCATCAAAGTAGACTGCACCCTTAGTCTTATTCTTAGACTTAAGAGAAGAGCTCCACTCCTGAAAGATAAGGTCAACATTATTCATGTTGAGTGGCCTCGGTCTCTTGAACTTGACCACTCTTTAAGTTAGTGATTAAGATCTTGGCTGAGTTGTTTTCTTTGTCTATGAATAAGAGTTCAAGCTTATACTCATCGTTGATATAGAAAGGCTTCTTACGACCAAGCCACCAATATAAGCTATCTTTGATTTTATTTGCGTATGACAATAGACCTCCAAACGTGAATCTGTTATACAAAAACATCTAACGCTTGATTGGTTGTGAGCCCATCATTAACAGCCCATAGCAATCTTACAATAAGTCTCACCGGGGTAAAGCCGATGTAGTCTCGTCAATTGAACTACCCGCTGCTCAGTTCACTGTAAGTTAAAAATCCCTACCGTTAGATATAGTCCTTATACCCTGGGTAGAATTACACGATGAAGACAGTAGTAGATAACAGTTTAATAGCAATAGAGAATCCCTCAGATGAGCTCCTATCGATTGTAAAAGAAGAGCTTGTATACAAGGATAAAGCTAAGCAATATCAGCTTAAGAGAATGTCCAGGAACACCTGGTCGCGTAACTCTCCTCTATATAAGCAACTCCAACAAGAAGTTGAAGGAAAGCTCTATGAACTGAACGGCAACACTCTCACTTTCTCATCCTGTTTCTTCAATCAATATAAAGATCTTCTGGGAATTACAGCAGATAAACGAATCTTGACGGGTAAGACTGTCTCCCTTCCGTGGGTTAAGAAGGGCGACGACATGAGAGATTATCAAGCTGAGGCAGTAGATCTGATGATGGCTAATTACCGCGGTCTCATTAACTTCGCTACAGGGCTGGGAAAGACCCTGGTTGCCCTGCACTTTGTCAAACAGTATCGTAAACGGACGCTGATCGTATGCCCTAGTGATTCGATCGCTAAACAGTTCTATAAGCTATTTGTCGACTCGTTCGGCAAGAATAAGGTAGGTTTCTATGGAGGAGGCAAGAAAACAATTGCTGACATTACAATTGGTATCGCTGCTTCTGTTACTAAAAACATCGACGAATTTACAAGAGCAGATCTTGGACTCATCATTTTTGACGAAACTCATCACACACCTGCCACTACCTTCTTTCAAATTTCCAGCGGCCTCAGCAATACAGGAAAGATCTTTGGCCTTACTGCTACAGACTATAGATCGGATGGCAAGGATGTAATGATTACTGCGGGCTGTGGGACAGTTCTTGTTCGACGCGATATCAAATGGGGCGTCGAGAACAAATGGCTCGCTGAACCATATTTTATCGTCCGTGAGGTTCCTACAGTAGGTAGGGATATCAAAGATGATAAGGGTCGTGCTTACAAAGAGCATGTCCTGAACAGCACCGTCATGAAAGATCGTATATATAATGATGCGCTAAAATTGATGGCCACCGGAAAGAGTGTTCTAATTCTGGTTGATGAGGTAGCCCAGGGGAAAGAGCTCTCAGAAAGGCTCAAGATCCCGTTTGCTACGGGTCTGGACAAGAAGTCCCAGGATTACATTGATCAGCTCAATAAGGGAAAGGTTCCGGGCCTGGTAGGGACAGACTCTAAGATAGGCGAGGGGACGGACACTAAGAATGTGGATGCCCTGATCCTTGCTAACTTTGCAGCCTCCAAGGGGCCAGTGACCCAGGCAGTTGGGCGAGGCCTGCGGAAACAGGGGGCCAAGACAAAATGTCTTATATTAGATTACATCCCCATGGGCTCTACAATGCTAAGTCGTCATGGTCGAAATAGAGTTAAGTACTATGAAGAAATCAGCGATAAGGTCAAGGTAATAAGTGATGAGCCCTAACCTGGTATAATTAGGCTATGAGATCGGTAAGTGACGCAGGCGTCAATTTAATCATAAGCTTCGAAGGGCTGAAGCTTTCACCATATCCAGATGCAGTAGGGATTCCTACCATTGGCTACGGAACCATCATGTATCCCGACGGTCGTAAAGTGTCTTTAAACGATCCAGAGATCACCCAGGCTGAAGCTACTGAATACCTCCAGCACCAGATGAACCTTAAGGCTTCGGCTGTAGAGGGGATGGTTACGGTTGATCTAAATGACAATGAGTTTGCTGCCCTTGTCTGCTTTGCCTATAACGTAGGTGTTGGTGGACTCCATGGATCGACCTTACTTACTATGCTCAATGCTGGGCAAGATCGTACGGCTGTTGCTGATCAATTCCTCCGCTGGAATAAAGCCGGTGGAAGAGAGATCCCAGGTCTTACCCGCAGACGTCAGGCAGAACGCTCGCTGTTCCTGCACTCTACTGATCTGAATACGCCCTCTGATGATGATATCAATATCAAACTCTCAGATATCGAGAATAAGGTACAATAGGATTATGAAACACTCGTAGATTCACGATAAGCCTCCCTGATCTCCTAGTTAGCCTTTAGTGTTCCCAAACTAACTAACTTATGGAGATTTTATGAAAGACCGATTAAGTCGGATGAAACAAGAGCTTAAAGCTCTTACCGAAAAAAGAATCAAGCAGAAAAGAGAAACGAAAGACAGATGGTCCGGTTACACCGAGATCCGCTCTAAGCATATTGCTTATTGTATACTCCGTGGCACTCCGTACGAGAAGATCGAAGTGAAACACCGAGATCCTAACGATGGCACTCACTCGTACTGTAAGCGCCTAGCCGACCAAATTGTAGAGAAAGTAATTAAAGGAGATATGTATGGACCAGAAGTTGCCCAACCTAGCACACCACAAGATATTCGTCCTGGTGGACAAGACCCTATCGAGGTCACAGCAGGCAGTTCAGTGTGGACACGCATTGTTAAACTTCTCGTCTGATTTCAGGGGTAAGCACGACTGGCACGAGATGAGTCTCGTACTGCTCGGTGTTCTGCCAGATGAAATTGTTGGATGGAATGATAGATTGCGGACAGAAATGGATGCTTCTAACAACATATCCATGTATGCATCTTCTTTCTACGAGCCCTACTGGAACGATCGTCTTACAGCGATTGTTGCTTATGGTGATGAGGTTGAGGATATAGTTAAAGATTTAAGACTGTTATAAAAATAACCCGGGGTAGCTCAGAAGGCCTAAAAGGTCGTCGGTATCGGTACGACGGTTGAGTCGAGGACACCATTGGTGGTAGAGTACCAGCGTAAGTTCGAGTAATTAACGACAGCTGGGGGTCGGAGGTTCAAGTCCTCCCTCCGGGGCCATAATTTCGATCCGTGTATAATATAAATGGCCGATATGATCTGGCTTACTTTGGGTTGCATTCGCCCTTAAACGTTTCAACCTGGATCATGTTGGTCTCCCTCTGCTCCAGTAGCTCAGTTGGTAGAGCAGCTGTCTCTAAATCAGTTGGTCGTGGGTTCGAGTCCCTCCTGGAGCGCCATCTTACGAAAGGTTTTATGTACTACAATGCGAACAGTAAATTGGGCAACGGTAGGTACCTGTTCCCAATAAAGGTACATCAAGATTTACACGACATCGAGATACACATCTCGTTTAGAAACGAGATCCAGAGAATATCAATGGACAAGTACGGCGGCTGCAATTACTTCTGGCTGCAGACTAACGAACTGCCAGATAACATTCTTCTACATACGAAGTCTTGTGAGAGTGGTATGGAGACATACTATCGCTTCACTCCCACTCATGTCCACCGTGGTAACCTTAAAAGGTTCTTAGAGCTGCTCTCCTTAAGATTTAAACCCTCTTCACTATCTCGCCTCTGAAAGAGGCGAAAGCGCGCGGTACGCGCGCGTTGAGTAGTGTGG